GATGCTGGTATGGCAACTGCAGCTGTCTCACGCGAACTGCGTGCGACTCTCACGGAACTGGAATCACGGGATGACAACAACACAAATGACGAATTCGCAAAGCTCATTGCAGAACTGTCTGCCTAGGTGGACGACTCCAAGAACTGAGCGTGCAACGCTTGGTGACAAAGTTGCGCGTATTGCTGAACTGCTTGGGACACCTTTGATGCCGTGGCAGAAACATGTGGCTGATGTTGCGTTGGAAGTCGAACCTCATGTTGACCTGGTGACCGGTGAAGTCACACAGCGTTTGGTGTATCGCGAAGTCAGATTGACTGTTCCGCGTCAGTCTGGCAAAACAACTTTGATGTTGGCTGCGATGGCGCATCGTTGTATCGCTATGGGTGACAGACAGCGTGTGAGCTACACGGCGCAGACTGGCAAGGATGCCAGGTTGAAATGGGAAGACGAACACATACCTGTTTTGGAACGCTCACCTTTTGCATCGCTGATGAAGGTTCGACGCACCAACGGCAGTGAAGCAATCCGTTGGTCGAATGGTTCACTGTGGTCATTGTTGGCAACCACTGAGACTGCTGGTCATGGTGCGCAACTGGATCTGGGTGTCATCGACGAAGCATTTGCGTTGGCTGATGACCGGCTAGAACAGGCTATGAAACCTGCGATGGTTACCAGGACGCAACCACAGCTGTGGATTGTTTCGACCGCTGGCACGAATGACAGTCTGTATTTGAATGACAAAATCGATGATGGGCGTTTGCGTGCGATAGCGCAGGACACACGTTCAATTGCGTATTTTGAATGGTCTGCACCTGATGATGCACGCATCGATGATGAGGATGTATGGCGCGCATGTATGCCAGCTTTGGGGATCACAGTGCCAATCGAAGCAATCAGATCCGATTTCGAATCGATGCGTGAACCTGAGTTTCGACGCGCATATTTGAATCAGCGTCAGGACAGGCTTGCAACACAACCTTGGCAAATCTTGTCTGAAGACATTTGGGTTGCGTGCGCTGATGAGCGTTCCAGGATTGATGGTCAAGTTTCGTTGGCTCTCGATGTCACACCCTCGCGTGCGATGTCTTCGCTATGCGCTGCTGGTTTGCGTGCTGATGGTAAAATCCATGTGGAAGTGATTGGGAATCGTGCTGGCACCGGTTGGGTGTTGGATTGGTTTTCAGATCAGGAACGTGTGGACAAATATCGTTCGGTGATTATTGATCCGGTGTCAGCTGCTGGTTCATTGGCCGGCGATTTACGCAGGTTGGGTTTGCAAGTGATCGAAGTTAGTTCGCGTCAGGTTGTTACAGCCTGCGGAAAGTTCTTTGATGGTGTGGTGGATGGTTCGTTGGTGCATATCAATCAGGTTCCGTTGAACGCTGCTGTGGCTGGTTCGAAGCGTCGAACCCTTGGCGATTCTTGGGCTTGGCATCGGCGGGATACGTCTGTGGATGTGTCACCATTGGTGGCATCTACCCTTGCTTTGCTTGGTGTTTTTGGTGCTGAGGTTTCGTCTGGTGTTCCGTCGATTGTTGATCCTTGGGGTTCTGATGCGTGATGTGTTGACCACTGTGGTGGAACTGCTTGGGTGTGTTTTGGTGGTGGTTGGTGTTGCGATGTTGTCTGTTCCTATTGCTGTGGTCACAGCTGGTGTGCTGTTGATCCTTCTTTCTTGGCTGGTGACTGTTCGATGAGTTTGTTTTCGAAACGTGCTGTTGTTGCACCAGATCCATTGCAGATCACATCTTGGGTTGGTGGCAACAACTGGTCTGGTGAGCGTGTCAACGAATCGTCAGCGTTGGAAGTGTCAGCTGTTTTGGCGTCTGTTTCGTTGCTTGCTGATTCTGTTGCTTCACTTCCGGTGCGCTCGATCATTCATGTTGGTGAGCGTGTGAAAACACAATCAGTGCCAGGGTGGTTGTCTAGTTCGTTGACTGTTACGCAGTACGAACTGATGCACATGATTGTTTCCAGTCTTGCTTTACATGGGAATGCTTATGTGTTCATTGATCGAAATAACTTTGGTGTACCAGTTGCGTTGACTCCACTGCACCCTATGAATGTGCAGTGCAATGTGATCGATAGGCGGCGCTATTACACGGTAAATGGTGGCAATGTGCCAACAGACCAGATGTTGCATTTGCGTTGGTGGACTCCACCACAGGCTGCAATAGGGTTGTCTCCAATTGAAATGCAACGCACCACTGTTGGTTTGGCTTTGGCGATGGAACGACATTTGGCGCAGTTCTATGGTGATGGTGCAACACCTAGCAGTGTGCTGGAAGTCGATGGTGATTTGACTAGCGATCAAGCACAGGTGTTGCAGTCCACTTGGGAGTCTCAGAATCGTCGTAGGCGCCGGCCAGCTGTGCTGACCAATGGAATGAAATGGCGCAGCATCAGTGCTGACGCAGCGTCTATGGAAATGAATGCATCTAGGGAATTGCAGATTGCACAGATTGCACGAATCTTCCGGATTCCTACATACATGATTGGTGCGCGTGGTGACAGCCAGACCTATCAGAACAATGAAATGGCTGGTCAGCATTTTGTGACTTACACGCTGCTTCCTTGGTTGCGTCGCATCGAATCTGCACTATCGACGTTGATGCCAGGAGAACAGGAAATCATGTTTGACACTGCAGGCTTTTTGCGTGCGGATCAGATCAGCCGGTATCGAGCGCATGGTGTAGGGATCCAATACGGATTTTTGACACCCAATGAAGCGCGTGCTGTTGAAGGTTTGGAACCTTACGATGGTGGCTCAGAATTCGTCATGGCTCTACCTGGTGCGCCTATGGCTGGACCTGGTATTAATCCACCACCTATGGGTATTGATGCGCAGGAGCCACTGTGATGGTTACTAAGTTAGGTCAGCGTGCTGTTGGTGACAGCTTCATTCCACCGGCTGCTGTGCAGCATGAAGCGCAGCGTGCGTTGGTGTGGATTGCTGACGGTCGCGCTGGTTCAGGGTTCACGATTGTTGGCCGGCGACGCGCAGCAACTTTGGCTGCTGGAACTCCAGTGTCATTGGATGTTGTGCGCAGGATGGCTTCCTATTTGGCGCGTCATGCTGTTGATAAACAGGCTTCTGGTTGGTCACCTGATGATGCAAATTATCCGTCCGCTGGTCGCGTGGCTTGGGCTGCGTGGGGTGGTGATCCAGCTGTGATTTGGACACAAAATGTATTGGACAAGATTGGAAACGGAAGGTCAAAGCAAATGAATGCAGAAACGCGTGATGTTATAGGTGATGGTTTAGGTGATGGTATCTATCCGTTGACTCCACATCAGCTGGTGCAGATCGAAGCCGAAATTCAAATTGTTGATGTGTTCGGCCAGTATGACCAAGGGTCCGGTGCTGATGGTGCGCACTATGTAGCAGCTTCACCTTTCGTGGCTGATGGTTTGGTGTGCAGTTCGTGTGCTTACTATCAGGGTCCGCGTGCGTGTGAACTAGTGGCCGGCGATATCGACCCAAATGGGATTTGCAAGAAATGGGTAATTCCTGAGTCACTAGTAGATCCTGCTGCAGTTGCAAGTGGCGAAGCTGTTGACACGCAATTGTTGATGGATGGAGTGATGGACCCTGCACCATCAGACGCAACACCTTTGCGTTATGTGCGCATGGATGTGGAACTGCGCAAAGTCAATGGACGCGATGTGGAAGTGCGTGCGTTCAACGATGGTGAATTGGAACTGCGTGCTGCTGGTGATGGTATGCAGTTCAGTGGTTACGCAGCTGTTTTCAATTCTGATTCAGAACCACTCCCGTTCATTGAAACCATTGCACCTGGTGCGTTCAAACGCTCGTTGGGTGCTGGTAAAGAAATCCGGATGTTTGCGAATCACAACACTGATCAGGTGTTGGCTTCGACACGCAACGCATCGTTGGTGTTGTCTGAGGATGCACGCGGGTTGCGTGTTGACGCACAGCTACCGGACACCAGTGTTGGGCGGGATCTGGCAACGCTGATTGCCGATGGCACTGTTCACGCGATGTCTTTTGGGTTCTCAGTTCCGCGTGGTGGTGACACCTGGTCTGCTGATCGATCACATCGTGTCCTGCGCGAAGTTGTTCTGCATGAGGTTTCGATTGTCACTGGTTTTCCTGCGTACCCTGAAGCCAGTGGTGCAACTGTGCGCACTGCAACTGATACAATTTGTGCAAACGAATCAACGACTGTTCCGGTTGCTTTGGTTCGTCGAAAGTTTGAATTGCAAGCCAAAAAGGTTTTGTGATTCTTCGCTGTTCGGATCTGCGCTCAGACCTGTGATTGGCACTACCGCAGACACCACCAGCTTGGCAACACCCCAAACCATTCCAAACGTAAAGGAGTCATCATGTCTGATGATCTACTGAAGCGGCTTACTGAGAAGCGCGCAGCAACTTGGGAACAAGCCAAGAATCTGCTCGATATCGCTTCACTGGAAAACCGTGATCTGAGTGCTGAAGAGTCAGCACAGTTTGACCGTATGAACGCTGACATCGATTCGATGGATGCGCGTTCCAAGCAGATCCTGGATGTTGAAGCGCGTGAGCGTTCCATTTCTGAGAGTCGTTCTGCTCTTGGGCTTCCGCAGGATTTCACACCGGCTGAGATTGCGCAGACTGAAACTGATGCGCAGATCATTCGTGCCATTGCTATGGGTGAGCGTCGCAGTGCGTCGTTCGAACAGCGCGACATTCTAACCACAACCACTGGTTCTCCAGTCCCAACCAATTTCTACAATCGTTTGGTTGAACAGCTGGTGCAGCAAGGTCCGATGCTTGATGCAAATGTGGTCACTGTGCTGACCACTGACACTGGCAACAACCTGCAGATCCCGCGTCAGTCTGGTTTCTCCACTGCAGTGAAGGTCGCTGAAGGTGCATCGATTGGTGAGAGCGATGCATCGTTCTCAGCTTTCATCACGCTTGGTGCGTTCAAGTACGCAGCTACCATGCAGCTCAGTCGTGAACTGATTGAAGATTCAGGTATCAACATCCTGGACTTCATTGCGCGTCAGGCTTCCATTGGTCTCGGTACTGCTGTGAACGCTGCGCTCACTGTTGGCACTGGCACTGTGATCCCGCGTGGAATCGTTACCGCATCCACGCTTGGTGTCACTGGTGGTACTGGTGTTGCTGGTGTTCCCGCTTCGGATGATTTGGTGGACCTGGTGTATTCCGTTGGTTCTCCATATCGTCGTCGCGGCGGTGCATGGCAGATGAAGGCTTCGACGCTTGGTGCTGTCAGGAAGCTGAAGGACACCACTGGTCAGTATCTGTGGCAGCCGTCGCTGATGGTTGGCCAGCCGGATATGTTGCTTGGTTTTCCTGTCTATGAAAACCCTGACATGGTGGCCACTGGTACCTCAGCCAAGTCAATCATCTTCGGTGATTTCTCGAGCTACTACACGCGTCAGGTTCGTGGCATCGAAGTCGCACGCGATGACAGCGTGGGTTTCGTGTCCGATCTGATCACGTTCAGGGTCACCTGGCGTGGCGACGGAAACCTTCCGGACACTTCAGCCGTCAAGCACTTCATTGGTGCTGCTACCTGATCTTTGGCATAAGCCATTGATCACACTTTGAATGTGTGCGCAGCTGTTGAACCTTTCCCGTGGGGTTCCAGCTGCGCACACTTTCATCATCACATGGGAGACAAAACATGGGTAACAAAAGGACACGCAATGCTGGTGGAAATCAACGGGATCCCAATGGATCTGCCAGGACACATCGCAGCAGCACTGCTGCTAGCGCAGCGTTGTCATCTGGTCGAAGAACCGGAATCGTTGTTCACAGCAACGCACCTTGGGTTGGCACCGGCTATGGAGTCCAAGCAGCAAACATTGCAAGACAAATCCGTGACGCCGGTAGACCAGTCACCTTTTCCAGCAACTATGGCTTGCATGGTGGTGTTACCGAATGGGAAGGAATTGAAGTTCTCCCCAATGGCTACCACCCTTACAGCTGCGACATCCTGACTGCGCACACACAACACGCACAGCAAACCACAGGTGTCCCTACAGCACTTCTTACCCTGTTTGATACTTGGGTTTATGACACAGCTGTGGTTGATGGGATCGACCTGATTGCGTCATGGGTTCCGGTGGATCACATACCTGTTCCACCCAAAGTTTTGGAATGGTCGAAGCGTGAAAACGTGTTGTCCATTGCCATGTCCAAGTTTGGGTTGGAGCAACTCCAACGTGCAGGTGTGGACGCAAAATATGCACCACACAGTGTGGACACTTCGACGTTCAAACCTGGTGCGACTGTTGATGGTCAGAATGGACGTCAACTGTTGAACATTCCAGAAGATGCTTTCGTGGTTGGGATGGTTGCGGCCAATAAGGGTTCCGCACCAATTCGCAAAGCTTTTGGGGAAAACCTGTTGGCTGTGTCTGATCTGATGTCAAGACACACCGATGTGGTTTTGTATCTCCATTCTGAATCGCGTGGTGCAACTATGGGGATCGATTTGAAAGCGTTGGTGACAGCGTGCGGGATCCCGATGGAGCGTGTGATGTGGGTTGATCAGTGGGCCTACTACGCAGGACTAGACAGCCAGGTGCTGGCAACCATCATGGGTGCAATGGATGTTCATTTGTTGTGTTCTCGCGGTGAGGGTTTTGGTGTACCAGTGTTGGAAACAGCTGCGTGTGGTGTGCCATCAATCGTTTCGGATTACACAGCGCAACCTGAACTAGTTGAAGGTTCCGGTTGGTTGGCAACAGTTCAGCCGTATTGGGATGCTGGAAGTGCAGCCTGGTTCTGCACACCTTTCGTGCATTCGATTGTGGAGCAGCTGGAAGACGCGTACAGCTGCAGCAACATGGTGGAACGCTCGATCAACGCACGCGTTCACGCTGAAAGCTACGCGCACAACACAGTGTTCCAAAACCATTGGGAACCCATTTTGGATCTGATTGATGAGCGTGTGAATCATGGTTGATTCGCAGGTAATGTGGGACCAGTTAGGTGTCCGTTTCGAAGCGTTCCAGCTGATCTGCGATGCGCTACCGGATGCACCCACAATTGTGGAAACAGGATCCATTCGGAAGCTTGGCAACTGGTTGGGTGATGGTCAGTCCACCATTGTGTGGAATGCGATTGCATCACGCACCGGTGGGACAGTCACCACCATTGACATAGACCCAACAGGTGCTGACCTGGTTGAACAGTTGGAACTCTCACACACCACAGCTATCACAGCAGATTCTGTTGTGACGCTGCGCAACATGACAGATCCAGTGGACTTCCTTTATCTGGATGCATTCGACATCGATTTTGCTGCACCGGAACCAGCACAAGAACATCATTTGCGTGAGATAAACGCTGCATGGCATCTGCTACGCAAAGGTTCGTTAGTTGCTGTAGATGACAACATTGATGGTGTTGGCAAAGGTAGAATGGTGGCTGAATTTCTTAGCTCACGGAACGCAGTTGAACTGTTGGACAGTTACGTTCGTGTTTGGAGAATCTGAATGACCATCACCAATGGCTATTGCACACTCACACAGTTGAAAGCTGTTTTGCGTGTCACTGACACTGTTGATGATGTGCTGTTCGAATCGCGCATTGATGAAGCATCACGCGTCATTGATGATTATTGCAATCGTCGTTTCTTCGCTGACAGTGCTGCATCATCAAGGATTTTCATTGCGAACGAATCCACAACTGTGTTTGTTGATGACATCAGCACAACCACAGGTTTGGTTGTGAAAACTGACAGTGCTGGTGATGGCACCTACGCAACGACATTGGGTGCAACAGATTTTCAGGTTGAACCGTTGAATGCGATTTCTCGAGCTGTGCCTATCACCAAAATTTCTGTGACTGCTACTGCGACTTTTCCAACAGCTACTGCACCAGCCGGTGTGCAGGTCACAGCCAAATGGGGTTGGCCAGCAATCCCAACACCAATCCAAAGTGCGTGTGTGATCCTCGCAGGACGTCTGGTGAAGCGTGGGGACAGCCTGTTGGGTGTTGCAGGATTCGGTGATTTGGGTGCAATCACTGTGCGTTCCATCGATCCTGATGTTCAACGAATGTTGGCACCATATCGTTTGCTTGTGGTTGCGTGATGGCCGGCTCAGGTCTCGCAATCCAAATGGGATTGCAAACAGCTTTGGGGATTGTGCCAGGGTTGCGTGTCGCAGATCACCTACCGGAACAAATCAATCCACCCATTGCAGTCATTCAAATTCAGTCTGTGACTTACCATCGAGCTATGGGTGGTGGTTTGTCTGAATGGGAGTTTGTGGTCAGTGTTGTTGCAGGTCGCATGGGTGACCGGTCGGCGCAACGCACATTGGATGACTGGATGTCATTTGATGGTGCGTCGTCTATTCGTGCAGCCATCGAATCAGACACCACGTTGGGTGGTGTTTGTAGCACGTTGAAGGTCGCAGATATGTTAAATGTTCGTCCGGTGTCACTTGGAGACGCAGCGTATTTGTCCTGCGAATTCAATGTGCTTGTCCACGCGTAAAGGATTCTAAAATGGACACATACAAAATCGTTGGACCCTACAGGGTTTGCGAAGTGGAACCTGGTGGAACTCTCACCAGTGACGATTTGGCTATTGATGGTGTCAGCATTGAACACCTGATTGGTTCAGGTCATCTGGAATTGTCAACATCGAAGCGCAGCGCAGCTGTGCAAGAAAGCAAAGGAAACTGAAATGGCGATTGTTGTCACAAATGCTGTGGTCACCATTGGTGGCGTGGATCTTTCCAGCCACATCACAAAGGTCACCTTGTCAACCAGTGTGAACGAACTGGAAGTAACCACTTTCGGCCAGACCGCGAAGCGTCGCGTTGGTGGTCTGAAGGACTCCAGCGTGAAGATTGATTTCAATCAGGACTTCACTGCAGCTGCAGTGGAAGCCACGCTGTATCCGCTGATTGGAAGCACAACTGCTGTTGTTGTGAAGCCAAATGGCAGTGCTGCGTCTGCAACGAATCCGTCGTACACGTTCAACGCGCTGTGCGTGGAATGGATGCCATTGGACGCACAGGTTGGCGAACTTGCTTCTGCGTCGATCACCTGGCCAGTTGATGGTCTGATCACTAAGGCCACAGCCTGATGGCATCCGCACGCATTCCACTGGCTGTTGTGCTTGCAGACGGAAATTCGTACACAGTGGTGGCCGGCGCTAAAGCAATTGTTGATGCAGAACGACACTTCAACAAACCTTTGGCGCAGCTGTTCAACCAGGATTCAATGTCTTATGAATCGATTTGTTGGTTGGCGTGGCGTGCGTGCCAGCTGTCCAATCGTGTAGTGAAACCGTTCGATGAATGGTTGGCTGAGATTGATTCTGTGGAAGCAGCTGAGGAGCAACCAAACCCTTTAGAGGTTCGGTAACGCTGCTGGTGGCACAGGTAGCTGTTGCCACCAGCATTAGCCCCAACGAACTGTTGTCGTGTCCACCAGAAATCTTCGATGCGATTGTTGCAGTGTTGAAGGAACAAGCACGGGAAGCTGAATCAATGAAAAGGTGAACCGTGGCATCCATCAATCTGTCTGACATCAAACAGCTGTCAGGTGATGTGCGCCAGCAGCTCGAGATTCGCAGTTCGTTCGAAGGTTATAACGAATTCAAAAAAGCGTTGAAAGCTGCATCACCTGAATTGCGTAAGCAGATGGATCGAGAGATTCGTGCGCTGCTGAAACCTGTGATTAGTGACGCACGAGCGCGTGTGCCATTTCAACCATTGTCTGGTTGGAGACTTGGTAATGGTCGCGTAGGCGAAAGTGGTGGTTCGCGCCTACCGGATTGGGACCAGTCAACTGTGCGCAAAGGAATTGTGTTGCGTCAGGGTGGCAAGCGTTCGCGTGGCAGTTCAACACAATCAGCCTGGAAGATGCAGAACAAATCTGCTGCAGGTCAGGTGTTCGAACTAGCAGCGAATCAGTACGCACCAGCAGTGAAGGGTTACAAAGACAGTGGACGCATAATGACAAAAGCGTTGACTCTTTACCATGGGTATCCATCGCGTCTGATTTGGGCTGCTTGGGATGCAGCCGGTGGTGAAAAAAAACTGACGCGTGAAGTCACGATGGTTGTGAAAACGTATGAAGGAAAATTGGCGCAACAAATTCGCGCGGCGAAAGGTCACTGAACTATGGCTGTGAACATCACAGTTCTGTCCACATTCAATGATGCTGGTTTGAAAAAAGCGCGTGCTGAAATGGACAAGCTGTCCAAATCAGTTCAAACATCAACATCCAAAACTGTGCGTTCAGCTGGTGCTATTGGTGCAGGTGTTCTTGCTGGTGCTGGTGTGGCTGTAGGTGCGCTCTACAGCATTGGTTCCACGTTCGATGATGCCTACGACAATCTGCGCGCGAATACTGGCAAAACTGGTGCTGAGTTAGATGGTCTGAAAGAAACGCTGAAGACTGTTGCAACTACCACTGCAACATCGTTTGGTGAAGCATCCGGTGTGATTGGTGTGTTGAATTCGAAGCTTGGGTTGACTGGTCAGCCGCTTGCAGACGTAACCAAAAACCTGATTGATCTGTCACGCATCACTGGTACAGATCTGACTGCGAACACTGAAGGTGTAGCTAAAGCGTTTCAGAACTTTGGTGTTGTCGCTGGTTACCAGGCACCAGCGTTGGATGTGATGTATCGAGCATCACAGCAAACTGGTGTGAGTGTTGCGGATCTAGCTAAAGCTCTTGCTGATTCTGGTGGTGTGCTTCGATTGACTGGCATGGACTTCCAGACCAGCACAGCTTTCCTGGCTGCACTTGGCAAAGCTGGTGTTGATGCTGGTGATGTCATGCCAGCGTTGCAACGTGGCTTGAAGAACGCTGCTAAAGCTGGCCAAGATGCTGGTACCTATCTGACAGCAACATTCGAAGCAATCAAAAACGCACCCAATGACATTGTTGCAAACCAAGCTGCGTTTGATGCGTTCGGTAAGTCCGGTGGCAAAATGGCTGGTCTGATCCGTGAAGGAAAACTGTCGTTCGATGATCTGAAAGCATCGTTGGCTGGTGGTGACACCATCAGCCAAGCATCCACAGACACAGAAGATTTCAGCGAAAAATTCACCAAGCTGAAAAACAGGATCATGTTGGCTGCTGCACCTTTCGCTGAAAAGGTGTTCGACAAGGTTGGTGAGATCATGGATTTCATTGGACCAAAAATTGATCAGGTCACCAAGTTCTTCCAAGAGCATGAAGGTATCGCAAAAGCAGTTGCGTTCATTCTTGGTGGTGTTCTTGTGATTGCGTTGATTGCAGTTAATGTGCAGCTGGCGCTCATGGCCATCAACGTGCTTGCTGCGACCTGGCCAATCGTCCTGATCATTGCTGTGATTGCGTTGCTAGTCGCAGGATTCATTTATGCATGGAACCATTTTGATTGGTTTCGGAACAGCATTTTGACTGCATGGGAACTGATAAAACAGGGTTTCCAAGTTGCATGGGATTTCATACAAACCATTTTCAATGGCATTTGGGGTGCAGTCCAATGGGTGTATGACAAGTTCATTTGGTTGAAAGACAACATTGGTGGCATCTTCGAAGCAGTAGGAAATGCGATCGTTGCGCCGTTCAAACTTGCTTTCAACACGATTGTTGACATTTGGAATGGCACCATTGGTGGACTGTCATTCACCACACCATCATGGTTGGGTCCATTGGGTGGCAAGACTTTCAGCGCACCAACACTGATGCAATGGAAACACACCGGTGGAATCGTTGGTGGCTTACCTGGTGCGTCTGTCCCAACAATGCTGCAGACAGGTGAAATGGTTTTGTCTCAGGATCAGCAGTCAATGCTGATGGGTCGAATCAATGGCACCGGTGGTAGTGGTGGTGTGACAATCAATGTGTCTGTGTCACCTACAGCTGACAAAGCTGCAATTGGTCAGACCATTGCTGAAGCTCTGGCTGCGTATGAACGCAGGTCTGGTTCTGGTTGGCGCGCATGACATCGTTAGGGTTCGACGACATCAACGTGTTCGTGGAAATTGGTTTCTCCACAACAGCTGGTGCGAACACTGTTCCGTTTGGTGGTCTGCTCAGTGACATCGTTTGGACTGATGTGACTGACTATGTGCGTGGTGTGAGTTTCTCACAAGGTCGATCCACAGAACTAGACAGCTTTCAAACAGGTTCAGCACAAATAGTGCTGTCGAACGCTGATCGCAGGTTTGATCCCGCGCATTCCAGTGGACCCTATTTTGGTGCGCTGACACCTATGCGACCTGTGCAAATCACGATTTCACATCGCGACGAATTCCTATCAACGAACATCTACCCACAGTTCTTTGGTTACGTCGATGGATGGCCGCAGTCCTACGAACTAATAGGTGACGCAACCGTTACCGTGAACCTTTCTGACACCTTCAAAGTTCTGAACAACATAAAGCTTCCTGGTTACTACAAAACACAGATTGCGTCTGAGACACCCACAACATGGTTGCGTTTCGATGATGGCACCAGTTCCACTATTGCGAACAGTGGAACAACAGAAACCCCGTGGCGATGGGTGAAACTGTCAAATAACACGCAGCCCTACGGATCGAACACCACAGTGCCAGGAATCATCCAAGATGACTCCAATGGTGCAGGTGACTTCTCATCTGTGTTCTACGCAATTGGACCTGTTGAACCATCAGGGTTGACAGCCGATCGAACCATAGAATTTTGGATTCAGACCACATCGAAGGACGCTGAAACATATGGTCTGCTAGGCGTCAACGCAGCTGATTCAGGTGTGTACGCATGGATGGCTTCAGCGTTCGGATTGGGTTTGATCACAGCGTGCATTGGTCAACCTGGCACAGGAACCTTCAAAAACCTTGTGTCCAACGTCATTGTGAACGATGGCAAACCACATCATGTGGTGTTGGTATTCGGAACCACCACAGCGTTGTGGGTTGATGGTGAACGCGCGGAAACTCCAACCACCTCACAACCATGTGAAGTGGTTTATCCGGGCGCAAACAGGGTTGGTGGAACCCCGTACTATTCGTCTGCGTACTATTCGACCGCACAGTTCAGTGGTGTCATTGATGAATACGCTGACTACTCACGCTGCTTCACAGCACAAGATGTTGCAGACCACTATGCACTGGGGATCACACAGTTTGCGTCTGGTGAACGCACAGACGAACGCGCACAACGAATCCTGGACATGATCAGCTGGCCAGCTGACGCAGTTGATTTTGGTGTTGGTGTATCGAACGTCCAAGGAATCAACACTGAAGGAAAAACTGTTCTCGCTGCACTGCAAGAGTGTGAAGCAGCTGAACAAGGAATCCTTGTGGCCAACACTTATGGTGGAATTGATTTTCTGACACGCACCAGTTTTTCTGATGTGTTGTCGTCTAGCTCGATCACGTTCGGTGATTCCGGTAGCGAAGTTGGTTACCAAGAAATCACGATTGAATACAGTGATCAGGACATCGCTAACGCTGTGACAGTTTCCAGGTTGAATGGTGCGACAGTCACCAAAACTGATGCGACTTCACAACAGTCGTATTGGCCACGGTCCTTGCAGATCACAGATCTGATCACTGATGATGATGTGTTCTCATCTGACCTTGCCACCTATCTGTTGGGTCGCTACAAAACTCCGCAGGTGCGAATCAGATCCATTGGGACAACTTTGCGTGGTCACACATCGTTTCAAATCGATCAACTGTTGTCTTTGATGATTGGTCGACGCGTAGTGGTGAAGCGCCGGCCACAAAATATTGGTGTTGCAATCAATCAGACACTCCAGATTCAATCAGTGAAAGGTGAAATCACACCTGACAACATTGTGTTTTCGTTTGACCTTGGTCCTGCACCAGAACTGTTTTTTGTTCTCGATTCGTCATCCAAAGGTGTTCTAAACACCGGCAAACTAGGTTTCTGAGGAGTCCAAATGGGTGGATACAAAAAGTGGAATACGTCTGATGTTCTCACTGCGGCTGACCTAAACGCATACTGCAGTTTTCAGTCTGTGATGGTGTTTGCTACGACTGCTGCGCGTGATGCAGCTATCACTGGCGCAAACAAGATTGATGGCATGGTTTGCTACGTCAGTTCCGGTGACAGCTCAGAAGGTCTTTACACATACAACGGAAGCAGCTGGACGAAAGGACCAGGATGGAACGCACCTTGGGGTATTCGAACAGCCAAAACTGATTCCACTGACCGTGTGCGTACAACAACAATGGCTGAACTTGCAACTGGTTTGCGTTCCACTGAAACCTACATTGCAAACCGTTGGTTGCGGTTCACGTTCGTTGCGAACGTGTCAGAAGGATCAGCCGGTGGTGGTTTTGTTGCAGAGGTTTACAACAACACCACATCCACGACTGTTGGACGTATGGCACAGGTCTATTCAACCATTGCTTCTGGTTACCAAATTTCCAATTCGATTGTTGCGCAGTCAGCTGCTGGTGCTGTTTACACAATTCGGATGCAAGGTGTGACATACAGCGTGAACGTGTTGGGTTCAACAGTTGGAACCACACGTTTTTTTGTGGAAGACATAGGACCATCGGGAAATCCTGTCTGATGAATTTGGACACCATTCCTTTTGTGCAGGCTAAATATTGGTCTGCAGCTTCGAACACACCCAAGCTGATTGTGCTTCACAGTATGGAATGTCCATTGGAACCTGGTCGCGCTGAACAGGTTGCACGCTGGTTTGGATCTGATAGTTCACCACGCGCATCAGCGCATTACATGGTGGACCCAACAGCTGTGTGGTGTGGTGTGAAACCACCCAATGTTGCATGGCACGTTGGTACTGCGAACTGGTATGCGGGCGCAGGTTCTATTGGGATCGAGCAATCAGGTTACGCGTACCAAACAGACTGGTCTGCTGCTGGTGATCCTTCGAAACAAATGGACCTTGTGGTTTCGCTGGTTGCTGCGCTATGCGACCGCTACCAGATCCCGCGTATCTGGTTGGATGTGGATGGTTTGCGTGCAGGAGCAGCTGGTATCAGCACACATGGTTTGTGTAGTGCAGCTGGCGTTGGAACTGATCACACTGATCCTGGTCCGAACTGGCCAGTGGACGAATTTATGCGCCGGCTGACCGGTGCCAAACAAAGGACAAAACAGCTTATGGATATGGTCACCAAACAAGATGGTGGAATCGTGCAATTCGGCTTCTTCCAAGGTCAACTTGCACACCGGTGGCAAGAACGTCCAAATGGGAATTGGGCTACATGGGTTGCGTTGAATGACAGCCAACCGTTTGGTGCTGATGGTGTCACAGCAGCACAAAACAAAGATGGACGTTTCGAAGTATGCATTTGGAACAGCGTGACAAATCAGGTTGCGTATCGCACCCAAAATTTCAATGGCACTTGGCGTGCGTGGGTGGTGTGACCAGTTGTGTTTGCGCAGGTTTCAACGCAGATCCAAGACACCACAGGTTTTGGTGCTGCTGAATGGGTTGGGTTGGTCACTGTTGGCTGTCTGATGGTTGGCACTGTTGTAGGTGCAATCGTGCAGCTAGTGAAGCTACGCAACGAAAACAGCGAACAGCACGCTGAAGGTCGCGCAATCGTGACAGATGTTCGTGACAGGCTTTTGGATTTGCACACATCTGTTGGACGGGTCGATGAGAAAGTGGAGAAGCTCGATGGACGCTTGGACGCACACGAACAGTTCCACCAGCAGCAATGAACCACGCACACATCTGATCATTCCGGACACACAAGCGAAACCAGGAATGCCAACAGATCACCTGTATTGGATCGGCCAATACATGGTTGATTTGCAACCTGATTGTGTGGTGCATTTGGGTGACCACTTCGATATGCCATCACTATCAACATGGGATCACGGAACCGTGCAGTTTGAAGGTCGTAGGTACGTTGAAGACATCGAAGCTGGCAACCTTGGCTTTCGTGCATTGTGTTCAGCTATGGACCGGCACAACGAACGACAACGACACCACAAGAAAGCTGTGTGGTCACCGGAACTGCACATCACGCTTGGCAACCACGAACACAGGGTGACACGCACAGCGAACACAGACCCAAAACTGGTTGGGTTGGTGACCTTGGCTGACATGGATTTTCGTGGTTGGAACACACACGAATTTCTGTCACCAGTTTGTGTGGATGGCATTTGGTATTGCCATTACTGGCCGAACCCGATGAGTGGCAAACCTTATGGTGGAACAGCTCTCGCGCGTCTGAAGCAGATTGGTCACACGTTCGTGCAAGGACATCAACAAACATTGGACTACGCAATCAGGTTTCTTCCTGGCACCGGACAACAACAGTTTGGTTTGGTGTGTGGTGCAAGTTATCCGTGGGCTGAGGATTACAAAGGTGTGCAAGGAAATCACCATTGGCGCGGGATAGTGGTGTTGCATCAGGTGGAAGGTGATGGATCAGCAGACCCAATGTTTGTGTCCTTGGATTACCTGTGCAGACGCTATGAAGGTGTTCGACTCTCACAACATTTCCGAAAGGTGTTTTGAATGTCCAAAAAAATGAAAGACACCACACCACTATGGGATTCACCAGCTGCTGATGCGTTCATGTTGGTGCATGGGACCGGTTCAGACACGCGTGGTGGACTCTATGGTCCACCTTGGGATGATTACGCGCTGACTACCAGTCTGTACGCACAAATGACAGGAATCGAGCTATCTGCTGTTGAAGGAATCCTTTTCATGGTTGCTGTAAAATTGTCGCGTCTCGCACATGGCATCAACCAAGACTTTCCACCAGCGTTGCTGCGTGACCATTTCGTGGATGCCATTGGCTATCTCGATTGTGCTTTTGGTGTCATGGTCAACCAACCCGAACCAGACGAAGAAGAAGATGATGATGATGACAGTGATTGAAATTGAACCGGAAGTTGAAGCACCAGAAGAAGAAGAAGCTGAAACATGTGATCCGGATGACTACCCATTTCCAGGATTACAACCAACCACCCAACCAGATTGGAACGTGTGATGCTCACAACAAACTTTGCCAAGCAAACCATCGAACGTGCATTGAAAACAGCAGCGCAAACACTGATTCTCGCTGTTGGTGCAGCACAAGGCTTCGACCTATTCGCAGCTGACTGGAACACCTTGGGTGCAGCTGCAGCCGGTGGTTTCATCCTCAGTGTTCTGACATCGATTGCGTCTGCACCTTTTGGTACCACTGGTACACCATCAGTAGTTGCATCCGAATGGGTGTCAGTTACAGCAAACGGACCAATTCAAAATGTCTGATTCACCTATCTATCCGTTGACTGTTCGAACTGGTGACACAGAATCCATCAGCTTCACATTGCTAGATAACGGAACACCCATCGACATCACAGGACGCAGCTATCGCGGTCAGGTTCGGTCCACTGCAGAGTCTACAGCCATCCTTGCCAGCTTCAGCTGCTCGATCAGCAATGGCACTGCAGGACAATTCACCTGCACACTTGCAGCGACAACAACAGCTGCACTGAGCGCCGGCCAAGCTGTCTATGACATCGAAGAAACATTTGGTGCTGTCGTGAACACGCTTGTGCAAGGACCTGTTTTCATTGTCAAGGATGTGACCAGATGAGCGCATCAGTAGTCCTGAATTTCAACAGGAACCCTGTGACATTGGATTTCGTACCAGACAGGATCATTGCTGTTGGTGCTATCGGTCCAGCCGGACCAGCAAACACCCTGACCATTGGCACTGTCACAACTGTTGCTGCAGGTGGTTCTGCTACAGCGTCTGTTGGTGGTACTGCACCAGCACAAACCCTGTCACTTGGCATACCACGCGGCGCGACAGGTCTCACAGGACCAGCAAACACCCTGACAATTGGAACTGTCACCACAGTTGCTACAGGTGGAACTGCGACAGCTTCGATTGGTGGCACAGCACCAAATCAAACTGTCAGTTTTGGTATCCCTACAGGTGCA